GCAGTTTCAGAAAGCTTTCATTGACCCAATCAAGGTGGTACTAGATTGCATGGGTTGGACAACAGAGAAAACAAATTCGCTAGATAGTTTCTTCGGATAATGTTACAGGTTCTATTGCCATTTCTTACGGCCATTGCATTATCAGCTGTTGCAGCTTACTACTCTGTAATTGGATTGGCACAGATATTTCCTGGTTCTTATTGGCCAATCATACTAATGGGTTCAGTATTAGAGATTGCTAAGTTGGTAACAGTATCTTGGTTGTATAACAATTGGTCTGTTACCGTGCGGATGTTACGTTATTACTTTTTGATATCTATTATACTCTTAATGGTAATTACATCAATGGGAATATTTGGATATCTGTCACGAGCTCATATAGATACTAATATAAGTGTTAGTCAAAACAATGTGCAGTTGAAAACATTAAATGCACAGGAGAAAATTGCTCAAGATAGACTTGAATATTTGTTAAAACGTGCAGGTGATCCAGCAACAGCCTCAAGAAAGATTGATACTCAGATACAAGAGAGTCAATCTGAACTGAAGAGAATCTCAACTTTGAAATTGCCATTTTTGACAGAAGATACAAAACTGATGGTAGAAGTAGGACCTATAAAATATGTAGCAGAATTACTATATGATAAAAGTGACCCAACCTTCATAGACAAAGCTGTTCGGGTTGTTATACTGATTATAATATTTGTATTTGATCCATTAGCTATTTTATTATTGATAGCATCAAATCAATCTTATCAAAGACTGGTACAAAGTAGATTGGAAGAACCTATCAAAAAGGTAAAGAAGAAGCTTGACAAACCAGTCAGTCCTAGTTTAGAGTCCTTCTTTAATGATAATAATGAAATTGTACCAAAATCACAAATTGCCAAAATGAATGGAGATTTTAAATGAGCTTGCTTGAGAAGATTAAAAAGAATTCTACAATTAAAGATAGTGCTATTCTATCTAAATCAAAGTTTTTTACTGATAAAGATATGATTACAACAGAAGTACCTATGATGAATGTCGCACTATCAGGAAGACTAGATGGTGGTTTGGCACCAGGTCTCACTATGTTTGCAGGCCCATCTAAGCACTTTAAAACTGCTTTCGCATTGCTCCTGGCTAAATCTTACATGGAGAAATACCCAGAAGCGGTTATGTTATTTTATGACTCTGAGTTTGGTACACCAATCAAATACTTTGAAACTTTTGAAATAGATATGGATAGGGTACTTCATACTCCATTGACTGATATTGAACAATTGAAATTTGATATCATGCAACAATTGGCCGATGTGAATCGCGGAGATAAATTGATTATTGTTCTAGATTCTATTGGTAATCTTGCTTCAAAAAAAGAAGTTGAAGATGCTCTTGAGGGTAAATCTGTTGCAGATATGAGTCGTGCAAAACAGGTGAAGAGTTTGTTTCGTATGGTAACACCACATTTGAATCTAAAAGATATGCCAATGATTGTAGTGAATCATACATACAAAGAAATTGGATTGTTTCCAAAAGACATTGTTGGTGGTGGAACAGGAAGTTATTATTCAGCCGACAATATCTATATCATTGGCCGTCAACAAGAAAAAGACGGAACAGAGGTTGTAGGTTACAACTTTATAATTAACGTGGAGAAGAGTAGATATGTTCGTGAAAAATCTAAAATACCTATTAATGTATCTTTTGATGGTGGTATTAGTAAGTGGTCTGGTCTATTGGATATTGCAATTGAATCCGGACACGTTATCAAACCAACAAACGGATGGTATTCAAAAGTAAATAAATCAACTGGTGAAATAGGTGAGAAACACCGTTTGCTTGAAACCCAGAATGCAGAATTTTGGAATGATATATTGAGTGATAGCCAATTTAAAGACTTTGTAAGTAAGAAATATCAAATCACATATGGCAATATCATGGGTGAGGTTGCATTAGCCGAGGAGACTGAAAATGTCTAGGCAATATCAAGAGGGGATTGATTTCAAATATTTGGATGTAGAATATTCCAAAGGCAACGGCATGACTGGAATTAATCTACTCTTTGAGGGTTATGAAGGTGTTATATTCACCTATGGCAAAGTTAAAGCCATAGAAGAATTTGATACTGGAACATTACGATTCGGTTATACTATCATTTCTCCAGGCGAACACGACATGGACAGCTTGAATAATAGTAAGGAATTCTGTATAATCATGGGTGAGATACTACAACAAATACTACTGGATGAAATAGACAATGGAACGCCTAGAGAAAACGATACTGAAAAGCTTAATCTACAATGAAGAATATGCTCGAAAAGTAATACCTTTTATAAAACCAGAATACTTCTCGGATAAAACCGAGAAGTTGGTATTTAAAGAAATATTTGAATTCATTGACAAGTATAAGAATTTACCTACTCATGAATCTCTTGTCATTAATTTCACCGAGAACACAACACTAACAGAACCTGAAGTTAGGTCTACGATTGAGTTGTTGAAATTAATTGATATTGACAAAAATGAACCAACCGAAATGGCCTGGCTAACTGATCAGACAGAGAAGTTTTGTCAAGATAGATCAATTTACAATGCAATCATGGAGTCTGTGTCTATCATAGATGATAAGACCCATAAAAAGGCCAAAGGTGAAATTCCAAAGTTGTTGAGTGATGCTTTGGCTGTTTGTTTTGATAATAATGTTGGGCATGATTATATCAATGATTCTGATGCCAGATTTGATTCATATCACCATGTAGCCAGTAAGGTTAAGTTTGATCTTGACCTATTCAACAAAATTACCAAAGGTGGGCTTGAGGTGAAGACTCTGAATGTGGCTTTGGCAGGAACAGGTGTTGGTAAATCTTTGTTCATGTGTCATGTGGCGGCTTCGTGTTTATCTCAAGGGCTTGATGTTCTTTATATCACACTTGAAATGTCAGAAGAGAAGATAGCCGAAAGAATTGATGCTAACTTGTTGAATGTTGATATCAATGAACTTCATAATATCAGCAAGGAAGAGTATGATAAGAAACTTTCAGTTCTCAGAAACAAAACTCAAGGTAAATTAATCATAAAAGAATATCCAACGGCATCGGCCTCTGTTCTTCACTTTCGTGCATTGTTGAATGATTTGGCTCTAAAGAAGAGTTTTAGACCAAGTATCATATTCATAGATTATATCAATATTTGTTGTTCATCTAGAATTAAACCAGGGTCTAATGTCAATAGTTATTCGTACATAAAATCTATAGCCGAAGAACTCCGTGGATTAGCTGTAGAGAATAATTTACCTATTGTTTCTGCCACACAAACAACAAGATCTGGATTTTCATCTACAGACCCAGGATTGGAAGATACGGCAGAATCATTTGGTCTTCCTGCAACAGCCGATTTTATGTTTGCTTTAATTAGTAATGAAGAGTTAGATGGGCTTAATCAAATCATGGTCAAACAGTTGAAGAATCGTTATTCTGACCCAAATAATTATAAACGATTTGTCGTTGGTATTGACCGTGGGAAGATGAGATTGTATGATGCTGAAGTTTCTGCACAGAGTAATATAGTTGATTCTGGTCAAGATAAACCAATTAATACTTTTGGTAACAGAGAGAGTAAATTTAATAAAAACTTTGAGGGATTTAAAGTTTGAAATTAACTAAGTAATAGATTAAGAACGGATATTGAAATATGAACAACAAATAAAAATTTGAACATTATAAAATGATTAAACAAGAAATAGTAAAATACTTTGCCGACAATTGTGATATCCGTGGTATTCCTAATATCAGTCATACATCTTGGCAAGAATTAATGGCAACATATGAGAAAGATGATATTCGCCAATCATTGGCTGAGTATGTGCATCGAGATAATATTCCTTTTCCAACAAATGATCATAAGTGCTATGAGATAGAAACATCATTCAGAGATTTCTATCATCGTCAACACCATAATCAATATAAAGACTTTGATGTTGTTGAAGAAAGATATGATTACAAATACAAATATTCGGATATGCCTTTAGGTGTTATTGATAAATCACACTTCTTCAATAAAGTAAGTGATTATTTCCAACAACACAATAGAATGAAATGTGGATCGAATTCATCATTCGCACCATTGGAAATATGGAATAATAAAGATAAGTTGAGTAAGATGAATTGGACATTTTGGCGTCCAGGTGTTATGGGTGATAAAGGTTTAAATGAATCTTCTTTCCGTACAGCCTTTAGAATCGGCACATATACAGCAACACAATTTAGGCCATCAGTTGCAAAGGCATTATATGAAAAACATAATGCAATAAACGTATTAGATACCTCTTGTGGGTGGGGTGATAGACTTGCTGGTTTCTATGGAACACCAGGAACTAAATTGTATGTTGGTTGTGATCCTAATCCTGATGTTTTTGAAGTTTATAAAAAACAATGTATCTTTTATGAAAAAGTTATAACGGGTAAAGAACCCACATTGATTGAGAAAACAGATTACTTTGAATGTGTCGGTAAGAAGACTGTAAAGATTTGGAATCTGCCTTCTGAAGATGTGAATTGGGATTTGTATGTGAATACATTTG